TCGTTGTCGGCCAGCGCCAGCGAGAAGAAGTTGGCCGAGTCCTGGATGTCCTCCACGCCCGGCTCCCAGTAGAGCATCAGAAGGTCCATGCTCCGGATGGCGATGTCCCCAAGGCCCTCCCGCAGCGCCGGGTCCCAGAAAATGCCCTTGACGCCGGTACCCTGCTTGAGCTTGCGCCACCAGGTGTCGCTGTACACGCTCTCGTAGTCCGCCTGTTCCAGCACCACCGGCAGAATGTCGGAGAGGAGCCTCGCCGTCTCCTCGTCGTCCTGCGCCCTCGGCAGCACGTTCGGCTCCGGGTAGTTGTCCATGGCGTCGGCGTGTTTGTTGGCGATGGAGTTGAACAGCCACCCCGTGCTGGGGGCGCGCTTGCCCTCCATCACCCGGTTGCCGTACTGCTTCCAGTGTCCCAGCTTGTACCATTCCTCGTTGTCGATGATCCGCTTGTCGAGACTGGCTTTGGCCGACTTGTATTTTTCGAGGATGGCCATTGCCTCGCTGATCTCCTTCTCGCCGATCGCCGGTTCACCATCCAGCACCCCGGCCAGACTCTCGCCGCCGGGGCTTTCATCTGCTGTCAGGTCAAGCTCTTTTTTACCAAATTCCATCCCATTTTCCTTTCCGCGTTCCTGTTCATATCCTCATAAACCTCGTCTTATCCTTCCTCGGGTCCATATCCAGCGGGTCGTCCAGCATGGGCGGCGGCGCGGTGTGCTTTGCGGCGCTGATGGGGTTCTCCATCAGCACATACCGGCACTCGTCGTAGATGTGATCCTCCTGCGTGGTATCGATGTCCTCCACATTGCTCTCGTCATAGACGAGGTTCGGGATGGTGCGGATGAAGTGCTTGCAGGTGTTGAAGACCTGCAGCATCGGCCTGCCGGCTCCGCCGAAGGCCAGCCGATAGTGAAACTGCATCTTTCCCGCCAGACGGGTGTGGTCGCCGGGCATCCAGTGCAGAAAGTTCGGACTTTTCTCCTGCATGTCCGCGATGCTCTCGCCCCGGCTCTCGTCGAAGATGGCCGGGTCGGCCACGCCCAGGATGACCCGGCCTTTCAGCAGCGGGTCATTTTCCTCTGCCTCCCGGATCATCCGTGCCTGTTCCATCGGGTCCTTTCTCAAGCCCTCGTTGGGTGTGCCGGTGCAACCGTAAAGCTCCTTGATACGGTAGAGCCGCCCGCGCTCGTCCGCTGCATACCACCCCACAGAAAACGGCTTCGAGAAACCGAAGTCGTATCCCCGCCATATCTTCCAGTGTTCCGGGATGGGAAACGGTTCGATGACGTGGGTCCAGCGCTGGTCCTTGTAATGGTTCGGGTCGTTCCGCCACTCGGTGAACACCTGCCCCGAAAAGCTGTCCCAGTTTCCGTAGAGCAGCGCCTGCTTTTCGGCCTCCGGCAGCGAGGCCAGTGTGCCGATGTAGCCCGGGTCATTTTCCAGCAGCGCCGGGTTGTCAAAGACGGTGGACGGGATAAAAATGCGGGTGCGCCGCCGGGTGATCTCCTCCCCGTCCGGCGCTTTCACCTTCACCAGCTGCACCATCCGCGTCCCGGCAGGTGCCGGACTGATAAACCGTGCCTTCACCCAGCCATGCCCCACGCCGCCGGGGTTGGCCGTGGCCCGGATATAGACCCGGGTGCCGGGGCCGGAAGGGCGGTTGCGGCTCATGACATAGCTGTATTCGTCCCAGGTAAAGTGGGTCAGCTCATCCACACCGATAAAGTCGAACGCTTTGCCCTGATAGTTGTACTTGTCCTGTGTGTGGTTCAGGCTGCCGAAGTAGATTTTCGCCCCGCTGGGGAAGGTCCAGCAGTGGCTCGAGCCGTTGTACCTCGCTTTGGGAAATACCGGCTTGTAGTACCGCATGGTCTTGTCGATCAGCTCCGAAAGCTGCGGGTAAGTCTTGCGGAGGATGAGCGCCCGGTAGTGTGGGATGTGTACCTGCCGCAGCGCCTCGATAATCAGTGCGTCGCTCTTCCCGCCACCAGCAGCGCCCCCATACAGAGCTTCGTCCTCGGTGCGTGCCATAAAAGCTGCCTGCCTCGGCTGCGGCGACCAGATTACGGGGCGTCCGTGATATGTTTTATGCTCCATCCACCATCACCTCCGGCCCTTTTTCTTCCCGGCCCTCGGCCCCGATCTCCACCAGCGGTGGGGCATCGCCCTCGCTCTGGCTCTGGCTGGGTACCATTGCCGCAGCCTTTTCGGCCACGGTCATCAGCACGGTGGCCATCGCGGCGGCGTTCTTGTCGCTCATCACGCGCTCACCGTACCGCTCGAGCTGAGCGTCCAGCAGTTTTCGCTCTTCGCTGTCCAGCTGCCGGTCGTAGCTGTCCTCGGCAGCGTACAGCACAAGCCCCGTCTCCGTGGCGTCCGCCAGCTCTTCGGCATCACTCTTGAGCAGTGTGCCTACCGCGAAGCAACGTGCGCGGGTGTCCTCGTCCAGTTTCCGATGGAGCCTGGCTCTTACCTGGGCCGCACGCTGGCTCTCGTCCACACGGCTCTGCAAATAGCTCACCTGCGCCCTCGCACCGAGGCTGGCCCGGATGGCGATCTCCCGCGCAGCAGCCTGCCGCTCTTTTGCAAAGGCGTCGCCCCGGCTGGCCTCCTCCGCCATCCAGCTGCGAATGGGGCTCTCCGGTACGCCGTACCGCCGGGCTACCGCACAGATGGAGCCAGACGACAGCATGGCCATCAGCACCTCGGCCCGCACCTTCGGCGGGTACTTCTGTCCCCGCCGGGAGCCCTTCACCGTGTTTTTGCAATACCTGCGCCCTGCCATGCTCTGCCTCCCCTCTGTAGTTCTTCCCTCCCAGTCTACAGCCACCGGAAAAACAAAACTACTGCGGACATTTTGCCCGCAGTAGTTTCTTGTATGGCAAACAGGCCGGGTCTCCCCAGCCTCATCACGCTATGGCAATGCTATAACAGCCCTGCCGCCGCTGCGTATATCCCCACGGTGCTCAGCGCTTCCAGCTCCTTGTGGTAGTAGGTCGTCCGCCCGATGTGCAGCTTCGCCACCACTCGCTCCTCCGGCATCCCGTCCAGATACCGCATCTGCAAAAGCCGTTTGCATACCGGGTCTGCGGCCTCGTAGTAGTCCATCGCCAGCGCGATCACGCCCGCCCAGTCGCTTTTTCCCTGTCCACAAGCCCGCAGCTCTTCCCGCACCCGTCGTTTCTGCTCCCTGGTCAATCCATCGCCGCCTTCCTTCCGCGCGCGTCAAAACGCAAAATACCGGTACTTTGTCTGTCAGGTGCGAACTTTCGCACCCTCCCGCTTTACCATCACCACATAGCAGCGCAGCTCGTCTGCGTCCCATCCCTCTTTTTCGTCGCCCGGCGCGTCCGGCTCCGGCACGACGCACCGCACAAACTTCCAGCCCGGGTATCTCTGCTCCCACCAGTAGGCGTTGTCCTTGCAGTCGGTGCAGCCTTTGCGCAGCTGCTTGCGGCTCCATCGGGTGTCGTTGGGGGTGTGCTCCACCGGCAGTGTCAGATTCCGCGTCTCGTACCACCGCATCCGTCCGTGCTTCTCGAAGTAGGTGATCAGGTCATCCAGCCTGTTTTGCAGATTTAACCGGTCGGCGTTGGCTGTGCCGAGGCTCTCCACGCTGCCGTCCGGCCAGCGCACGGCCCATTTGTCTTCCAGCAGCTGCCGGAACTCCGCATTCTGCCGCATGGTCAGCCCTTTGCACTCTATCAGCAGGTGATGGTGGTACCGCCCGCTCTTTCGCCCGCAGCCGGTCAGGCCCATGACCCGCAGCTCCACGTCTGCGCCGTACAGTTTTGCGATGGCAGCTTTCACCCGGCGGATGTAATTGCGTAAATCCCGCTGGGCCTGCTCCATGCTCTCCGGCAAAAAGGTGTCTATGTAGGTCAGGGTCAGATAAAATCCCAGCACGGTAAAGTTTGCGTTGGCTTTCTGTACCCTCCACCGGTGTGCGTGCTGGGCGTTCCGCTTTTTCTGCCGCTCGCTGCTGGGCCTCGTCTTCTTCCGGCGCTTGGCTGCGTGCTCCTCCGGTGTGATGTGGTAGAGGTCCACCTCCATGTACCCCTCTCCGCAGAGTGTTTTCTTCTCCCGGGTATATCTCTTCTTCATCCTGTACCCTCCTGCTGCCTTGAGCTGGTAGTGTAGTTTTCTTTCCTGTGGCCCATCACCGTCACAGGGATAACGGGTATACTAGCTCCCCAAAGCGCCCGCCCGGACGCTTCATTTAAGAGAGGTTTACCTCTATATAAACCGATATGCCTGCCGCCGAGCCTCCTCGGCAGCACCCATCTCGCCTTATATCATCTTCGTCGAAGATGCCCCCGATGGTTTTCCACCGGGGGCTTACCTGTCTGTATTTTTATGGCCTTGCCGGTTTTCCTGCCGCCGCCCAGTAGCCGTAGGTCAGCTCCGGTCGGCCCTCTTTTTTGGCGATGGCGTTGTAGAGTATCAGGTCGTGGACGTCGTAGTCCAGCGGCGTCGGGTCTTTTATCTTCCGCAGGACGGGCCGCTCCGGCTTCTTTGCGGCGCAGTCTGCCTTTTCACCCCGGGCATTGTTCTGGCCGACCTTCCGCATCTCTTTTCGGCAGGTCATTTTTGCAATGCCGCGCTTTATGCAGCGCCCGCCCTGTTCTTTGTAGGTATAGTAGGCCGCGTTGTCGTTGCTGAAGACGCCCGCCTCCCACAGCTCCCTTGCGGTGCCTTCGCCTATTACGTCTCCGGCTGCGTTGTAGCAGGTGTAGACGCTCATCATCCGGCCTTTTTCGCCGCGCTTCACTTCCGGCTGCCGTTCCTCAAAAGTGACTGCGTATTTCCGGTTCCGCCGCTTCTGGTTCTCGTGCTTGGCCCACTCGCTGGTGTGGTAGCCCTTCGGCACGATGCCGCTGGCTTCCAGCTCTCCGGCTGTGCCTTTTGCGAGGACTTCCCCGGTCTGGTAGTCCTTCACGGTGTAGAGATTCGCTTTTCCCATGTGTTCTCCTTTAACTGCGCCATCGCAGCCGCAGCCTTTTCTTCCAGCTTCTTTTCGCTCAGCACCCACAGACTGCCTTTTCCGGCTTTTCGCCCCAGCTGCTGCATCACGGCCCGCTTCAAAAACGCCCGCTTCTGCTCCTCGTAGTCTCGTTCGCTCTGCCTGGCCCGGTCTTCGTCCGGCTGATTCTCCACCACGATGTCTTCCTTCAGCGCAGCCTGCGCGCACCGGCGCAGATGCTCCATCGCCACATCCAGGCCGTCGGCGTGGCCTTCTTCGTTCACCTGCCGGTAGTTGGCCAGCGCCTCTTCCTTCAGGCGGAGCAGTCGTTCCGTGCTGAAACCCAGCTCGTCCATGCAGGCTTTGGCGCAGAGCGTCCAGACCATGCCAGCTGCCACGTCGCCCGCCATCCGCAGCTGCTCTTCCCGCCGGGTGCGGGGGCTGCGTAGCACCGGCACCCGGAAGTCGGGATCTACATTCCTCGGCATCCAGCTGCGCCGCAAAGCAAGGCTCCTGTCCGTCGAGGGCATCCCCCGGTCGTTTACTGTCATGGCCACATTCAGACTCTCCTGCCCCAGCTTTTCCGCCCGGGCCAGAATCTTGTTCAGCCGCGCCGCACCAATGCCAAAGCTCTGATGCAGCGCGATGAGGATGCACCACCTCGTCATCTCCGCCGTTCCCTCCCGCGTCAGATCAAGCTCTGTCGTGAGGCTCATTTTGTTTTTCTTCATGCTGCTCGTACTCCCTGCACTTCTCATCCCGCCCGGCGCAAACAAGGCACTTCTGGCGGGTTATCTCAAAAACATGGATGCACTGTTTCCGGTCTATCATGGCTCACCCGTCTCCGCCATCAGGCGGCTCAGATCGCCCAGCATCCCGCTCACGGTCTTGGAGAGCGTGTTGATGGCGTCCTCCTGCAGGTCTCCCGGCAAGGCCCGCACCGTAAAGCTGGCCGCCACCATCTCCTGCTTCAGCCGGGTGTTCACCCGGCTCACCTCTGCCCAGAGCTTTGCTTCGTCCGGCGTCATCTTCCGGGCGCTGGGCCGGACAGCCCCCTTGATGAGCGCCGTCAGCTGGTGGAACTCTTCCTCGCTCAGCTCCTTGTCGTTGCCGGCTTCGGCGATGGCCCGCGCCCGGTCGCTGGGCGTACCGGTGCGCAGGATCTGCTCGTATTCTTCCAGTTTCATTTTTCTCCCCCCGCATTCATCCCGTACAGTGCTGCTATAAACTTTGCTTCTTTGCCCTCTACGCCCCGCGTTACCTTGAGATCTTCCGTATCCAGCAGCATCCCCTTGATGCCCCTCGAAATCTCCTCGGCAAACTGTGGGTTGGTCGCCATCGGTCCCAGCAGATTCCTTGCCACGCCCACAAAGCCCCGGGCGGCGCACATCAGCACTTCATCCGGCGTTTCTTCTTTTGCCTCCATACCAAGCGCGACCTGTCCCTCTGCTACTTTTTTGATCTCGATCCGTACCATTGCACTCTTCTCCTTTACGCACTATGCCTGTCGTTCTTCTCTTCCGCTCCGCTCTGGCAGCTCTTCAGCTTGCGGCAGTACCGGCGCAGCTGCGCCTTCTCCGCCTGCTCCACTTCCACGCCCCGGCCACAGCGCCCGCC